ATGGGTTGGTGATTTCGTTTTATCTGATAGTGAGCGTACTTATCTATCATGGCGTAAAAAGGTTGATGGGTTGTGGTACTACTTCTCGCAAGACATAGATACTTTATTGAAAAAAAGTCAACAACAATTTGATAATATATTTAAATGTCCTAGAGGTCAACACCCTATATTATTGAAATGTTTATTAGCTAAAAAAGTGTCAATAGAAAGTGTTGTGATTTTAGATAAACTATTAAACTTTACAAACCAGTTTGATAAAGATATAAAAGAAACTATAATATGGCCGACAGTAAAAGAGAAGATTATCAAATACAAAAATTTTATAAAATTCAATCCGACCCAATTCAGATTAAAGTTAAAAGAGAAACTACAATGAGTAAATTAATTGTACTAGGTAATGGTGAAAGTAGAAAAGCCTACAATATAGACGAGTTAAAAACAAAAGCAAAAGTTTATGGTTGTAATGCAATACATAGAGATTATACCGTTGATGGTTTAATATCAGTTGACCCAGGAATCATTCACGAAATATATCATTCTGGTTATGCGTATAATAATAAATGTTATTTTAGAGGTTGGACACCGGTACCTGAATGGCAATATGATACATTAATTGAATCCATGAAATCACAAACAGACGGTGATTGCGATATAATATCAAATGAAAAAAATACATCTACCGAAGTTGTTTGTAACATGACCGATGTCAATAAATTAAAAGCAATAAAAAACGGTAACGATATAAAAAGATGGAAAGGCTACGGTACCAAACTCATATCAGTAAGTTGGATTAGCGAAGATAAAGTTACATCATTGTCAGATTATTTTGATAACGACCCAGGTTGGTCTGCTGGTGCTACAGCACTTGCAATTGGTGTAAAAGAAGAGAAACCAAAAACTGTCTATATGATAGGTATGGATTTTCATAGTAAAACAGATTATATTAATAACATATACAAAGATACACCTCATTATTTGTCTAGTCAGGACCCTGCCGTAGTGCCAGAGAACTGGATAGGACAGTTTAGTAAGGTGTTTAGTTACCACCCAAATGTAGAGTTTATTTGGGTCCATGATGGAGAGTTATTTCCAGAGTGGAGTAACCACAAAAATATTAAAATTATTTCACAAAAGGACTTGACTTTATGAGTTCGCTGTGTTATAATATATACAAGTTTAGCAGAAAAGTCTTCAAGGTTCGAAACTTGAAGATGAGTCTGGCTGAATATAGCTTAAGAGGGCTAATAGCATGGCGATGGAGGGTTATGACCGAATGGTTGAAGACACCGGAGTCAGTTGTAAGTAGGGACCATCTTTTTCAAAGAAATGTTGGACTCTTCCCGGAAGCTTGTGGGTATCGTACCAACGGAGTCCCACGACTCTCTGCTAAACTTGTATAAATACTTTTATTATATTATGTTTCTGTGGACAAGGTAAATACAAATAATACGAATACAATAATACGGAGAAAAAAATATGTCATTCGCAGAACTAAAAAGAAGTCGCTCGAACTTCGATAAACTCACAAAAGAGTTACAAAAAACAACATCAACACCTGAAACAAGACAATCACTAGACGATAGATTTTGGAAACCAGAACTAGATAAATCTGGTAACGGTTATGCCATTATTCGTTTTTTACCAGCACCTTCTGGTGAAGAACTACCTTGGGCTAGAGTTTGGTCTCATGCATTTCAAGGTCCTGGTGGCTGGTATATTGAAAACAGTTTAACAACCTTAAATAAAAAAGACCCAGTAAGTGAAGATAATACTAGACTTTGGAATACTGGTGCAGAGGGTGATAAAGATATTGCTCGTAAGAGAAAAAGAAAATTATCGTATATCACTAATATTCAGGTTATGGCTGACCCAAATAGACCAGAAAATGAGGGCAAAGTATTCTTATATAAATTTGGTAAAAAAATATTTGATAAGATTACCGAGGCAATGCAACCACAATTTGAAGATGAAAAAGCAATCAACCCATTTGATTTTTGGGAAGGTGCTAATTTCAAATTAAAAATTAGAAAAGTTGATGGTTATTGGAACTATGATAAATCTGAATTTGAAAGTCCATCTAAAATCAAAGAGTCTGATGAAGACGTTGAAAATATTTGGAAACTACAAACAGGTTTACAACAGTTTCTGGCTCCAGACCAATTCAAATCTTATGATGAATTAAAGACAAAGTTTGAAAGAGTTGTGTATGGAACAGGAAGTACATCTTCAGCTGAAGATATTGATACCCCACCTGCAGTATCAGAAGCAGTAAAAGAAGATGTAAGAGTTAGTGAAACAGAAAAGAAAGAAGAAGTAATCTCCAAGCCTACTGCAACAGTAGATGATGAGGACGATACTATGTCTTACTTTTCAAAGTTAGTCAACGAAGATAACTAACTTTATCTCTCCCTTATTCACTAACGGGTTTGTGTCCTAATTCACACGCCGGCGTCCATGGTTAGACGCCACCTTTTTTATAAATACTTTATATACAGACAGAGGTTACAATGAAGTATTTACTAACAATTTTTACAGTTTTATTAATATCAACGTATGCGTATGCTGACACTACATCAAGTGGTGCAACAACAAATACATTATCAAATTCATCAGGTTCAAATACCACAATTACAGGTGGATATTCTCAGGAATCAACAACCACATATGCAAGTGGTTCATCATCAAACACTACTACTACAAATACCACAAACTCTTATACTGGTGATACTAGAGTTACACCTAGTGCAAGTGCACCATCAATATCTGCTATGTCACAAGACCTCTGTAAAGTTGGCGTATCAGCAGGTGTGCAAACATTTAGCTTAGGTATATCTGGTGGAACCACAGTAACCGATGAAAACTGTGAAAGAATGAAACTATCCAAATTATTATACGATTATAACATGAAGGTTGCAGCAGTTGCAATACTTTGTCAGGACGATAGAGTTTTCTCAGCGATGGAAAATGCTGGCACACCGTGTCCGTTTGAAGGTATGATTGGTGAAGATGCAAAAGCACAATGGAAAAAGTATGATAAAGAAAGACCAGATTACGACCAATATACTGAAAAATTAAAAATAAGAAACGAGATAGAAACTGGTAATATAGTTTTAACACAAGAAATTCTAGATGATAAAATTCAGATGGAACAAGAAGAGTTGAAAAATCTAGAACTACAATTAGAAAAGTCTAAAAAAGAAGCTGAACAACAAGCACTACTTCTTCAAAAAGAACTATTAGAAATTGAAAAAGAAAATGAAAAGATAAAGAAGAAAATTGAAAAAGAAGAAAAGAAAAAGAAAAAGTTAGAAGAGAAGAAGAAACAAGAACAACAAGAGTTGGAAGATAAAAAAGCAAAGTTAGAAGCTGAAAAATTAGCTGAAGAAGAAGCAGAACAAAAAAAGCAACAATTCAGTAACACAAATATAGAGATATTTACAAACGGAAGATAATGATTAAATATTTCCTTGGAGCAGTATTAGCTCTATGGACATACTCTAATGTTTATGCTAATACTGTTTGCACAGTCAACGATTTAGGTGACAAAACTTGTGTCACATCTAGTGCCGGTGTATCTACTGGTAACATTTTAAACAATTCAACATTCGGAACAGGAAACACTACAACCACTACTCATTGGTCTTCCGATGGTGGACACGGTGTTCATACTCACGGTAATTTTGGTTTTACATATCCATCTGGTGCAGACTCATCAGGTGGTGTATTAGCATTTGAAGGAGACACCGATGATAATGTTTATCAAGATGTAGATTTAGTTGCTGATGGTCATTTAACAAAAGACCAAATCAATCAAGGTTTCACTTCGACATTATCTGCAGATGTCTGGTTTTGGAATAATCTTAAAAACACTTTCACAATGAAACAGACTATCACAGCTGCAGATGGTACTGTAACCACTCAACAAAGAGTAATAGTAGACCATGTTCCTGGTAGAAATTTTAATGGTGGCTCATTTACAAATTATACAGATAGTTATACTCATAACTCAAACACACAAAACGATTTTACTATTAGAGCTGAAATGTATAATGATACAGACGGAACTCAATATGACTCTTATCATAGAGGACCAGACGTAGATAATGTTCATTTAAATGTCACAACAGCAGGAACACAATCTACGGTAGTTACTTTATGTCACGAAAGAACACCACCAGCGTGTACTTATGATAATACTGCAGTAGATAATGCTGTTAATTTAATCGAAGATGATGGTACAAATATACTTGATAATGTAGAGGACGACATTCAAGAGGCAATAGACCTGATTACTTTTGATGAACCAGATTTTGATTTCGCACCACCAGAGTTAGACACTTACCTTGTATTTGAAGACGAGTTTGGTGAGATAGAAGAGATTGCTTTTGATGAATACTTTGAAACTTCTTTTACAGATATGTTAGAAGAATATGAAATGGAAGAGATATTTGTTGAAGAATTAGAAATGGCTAATATAACTGAAGAAGAATTTTTTGAAATGGCACCAGAAGTAATAATTGATGATTTCGTTTTCT